TTTTGCTTGAGACATTGCATCTTGTGCATATGCTTCAACTTTAAATAATCTGTCAGACATTCCATTAACTACAATATCAACAAATTTTGGAATAACAGGAACAATCGACCAATCTAAATTCAGATAAGATAAATCGCCATCAACAGCTAATTCATTTTTATATTTACCAACTGATTGTTCACCACGAGCATATAATCGCAATCGATTAAAATGACCCCATTGATTATAGTATCTACACCCAACTCCATCCTTTCTAAACCACTCATATTGTATTGCCTGACCTATCTGTAAACCAAACTCAACTGTTGCTTTTTTAGCATCAGACACAAATTGACTTGGAAAACCTGCGGCACTTATATCTATTTTTATATCTTTCATTGTAATATTTTGCTATATGTTCCTGTATTTGTGTATCTTGCAAAGTTAATGCTTATTTTTGACTCTTTTTTGGTAGGTAAATATAAGTGTTTTTGATTAGCCATTACAGCCAATCCTGAACTTATAGTTGCATCAAAACGAGTTCTATTTGAAATATCAAACTTTGCCCAATCTTCAAGCGTTCTTGTAAAATACATACTACCCATTTCTTCTGAATCTCTAAATGTACCTTCAAAATCTAAACCTACATATTTTTCTATATAAGATTCTATTGCAGCAGCATGAGACTGTTTTACATCTTCACTTGAATTGGGGATACCACCTAATTCTCTTTCTGTTTTTGATAATTTATTATACACCTTGTCAGGTCTATTCATACTAAAACCTCTGTACCCTCTGTTTTTAAAATGATATAATAGACGAGGTTTATTGTTTTCACATAATATTGGCATTCCATAAAATACACAAGCCATCAAAACTTCTTCAAAAAATATTTCTGCAGTTTGTGGTCTAGCTATATATTCTAAAAAAAACTCGTTACTTGGTGCGTCATCCATATTAAATTTAGTCATTCCATGTAAAGAACCGTTAGAACCTCCACCTCCTACTACTCCTGAAATGTCATATGAGTCACAGCCAAATGAACCTATATGTTCGTTGCCGGGATATTTTCTTCCATTACGAATAAAATATTTATTTTGTAACTCTCGCTTAGGAGTCCACCCTACTAAAAACCTTCCTCGCTTGTCAGGTCTAAAGATAACTTCTGAATCCTTAATTCCGTCCTTCCAATAAAAACTTCCTTGAGTAACATGGTGCTGCATTATTAACGAATCATTATAATCTATCTGTTGATAGATTTTTGTAAGATTAAATAATGATTGTTTACTTTCATCTCTAAATGCATGAGACTCTGACCTAGGAAATTGTCTATAATATTCATTTAATGCATCAGGGTCAGATTTTAATGACTCGACTTCATTCTCCCAATACTGTATTGCACCTATCTTTATCATTTCATTATCAATACCAAGAACAGGTGATGAAGGAGTTTCTAATACAGGCATTCCATATCTATCAATAAATCCTTCCATATTCCATTCCATAGGTATAAATAAATTATATAACCCACTTTTTGTTTGACCGTTTGCGTTTCTGTTATTAGTATCTGAGTCTTCGTACAAACTTTTGAAATTATCACCACCTTTACTCAAAGCATTAGATGTTGAACCCATCATACACTTACCAATAATTTTACTACCTAATCGTAAACAAGTTTTTGTAACACGCCAATTATTTAATATATTATTTGGCTTTAACCATTTACCACTTTCGTCATGTACTAACAATAATAATTTTTCACCATCATATGAGTTATCATCTGTATTTTTCCAATCTATTGTAGTATCCAAGCCATCTAGCTCTTCCTCTTCAACAGTATACATATTTTTCTTTGTAATTTTTGATGCAGGTACTCTAAATGCTAGTTCGGTTTTCGGTTTATCCATACCATCTTGTATTGGTTTGAAAAAAAACGGCAAGTTACTACCGATTGGCACGACTTTATCTGTAAACATTTTTTTAGCATCAGAACCGGTTTTAGATAATATTCCAACTCTTGAATCTTTAGCTAAAGTTCCTGTATTTATACATTCTGAAGAACCCATGAATGAAAAACCTGAACGTCTTATTTTTAAATAACACAACCCAAAACTTCTAACGTCAGCTCTACATGCTTCCCAATAGATAAAAAACAACCTGTTAGCTTCTCTGAAGTCAGGATAGCCAACATCAATTTTTGTCCATTGTAAATACATGTAGTGAGAACCTGTAATGTATGTAGGTATGCCATTGTTGTAAAACCAATACCCATACTCTCTATAATCAAACTCTTGCTCTATATAATCAATCCATTGGTTTTTAAAAGTATTGGCTTGTTCGTTCCATTGAAATATTGTAGATATTCTTTTGAGAGATTTAGGATATTCATGTCTCTCCCAATACTGATGTTTTGTAGCACTATGTCTTTTGTTGATTTTTTTAGGTTCAAGTGGCAACGCAATATTTAATCCATTCATTTTTATTATATCGCCAATCTGTCCTGTTTTAGATATAATTATTATATCATACTTTTCATCATAACCATATTTCCAAGTTGCACTTTTATTTTTTTTTGCAAGTACACTTTTTGGAATGATTCCAACTAATTTTGTATATAATTTATTTAGAACGTCTTTCTGCAAAACCCTGATTTGTTGTTTGTTTTATACCTTTACCTTCTAGTTCAATAACATCTCTTTCTTGTTCAATTCTATTTAGTATTTCAAATGCATCAAATATTGCTAACTTTTTTGTAGCTGCTGCATTTTTTAATCTATCAGCAGACAAATCATCTTCACTTCCCGTAACTATTTTTTCTTTAGCTACACTAATCAATTCATCGACTGCCTTTTGTCCTGCTTCAATTATTTTTAATTTAATTTCAGTATTACTCATAATTTAACTGTTATGAATTGAGACATTATTCTATACATTAATATATCATCAATTCTAAATTCATATTCACTATCCGGCTGAAAAACTACCTCATCTCCGGCTTTCACTCCATGACTCAATAATTCTTGGTTTGGATATCTCATGATACCAACTAATGGTTCGTATTTTACAGCTTTATCTATATAATAATCTTTAGCTGCAATTGGTTCTACGAAACAATACTTGTCATGAGCATACCACTTACCTTTTTTGTTGTATAAAAAAAATTGGTCATTGTCTATAAAAAATAAATCATCTTTAAAAAAACTTCTACCACTTTTCTGTATACCTTTCATATCATAATAATATTTAAATACATTATGATGAACGAGTAACATGTCGCCTATTTCAATAGGTCCGCAATAATTTAATGGTAAAGAAACGACTATTCCATAACGATTCGAAAACTTATGGTCTTCTTGTGAAGAACTAACAATAAATTCGACCTCACCAAAATTTTTAGTATTATCGTATCTTTTCCCTTTTAAAGGTTGTACGATGAAGCTGTGAGGTGATTGCATCTTGATTCATTGTTTAAAAATTTATATTATATTCAATAGAAACCGGCATCACACTATTAAACGATTTCCATAATTTAATTTCATTGCCCTGTATTATATATATATGATAATTACCTGACGAAGATTCAAACTTTATTAAATGGATAATATAGTTTCCTCCCAATACCTCTTGCCCAACTAAATAATGCATAGCACCTGATTTGTAGTCAGGTCCTACTGAAATTTTTCTTATATCCATTTCATTTTATTTCTAGAATGCTTCTTCTATTCTATATTTTATTTTAAACTTTGTTGACCCTCCACCTTGTGTTGGATTTGTGTCAGCAAATAATTCTAATGCAGCATTTACTTTTATTTGTCCATTTGCATTTCCATTACTTTGTGCCGGTGGTATAGTTTGGTAAAAATCACTACCTGAATTTAGCATACCATTATCAAAATTTAAAAATGGTTGGAATTGAATGTTAGTTCCCCCACCTGCAAATCTAACTGCAACATCATTTGTAAAGTCAAAGTTTGGAGCTGTGTGGTCTAATTTCCATAAACATTCAACAACACTAATCATTTTACCTGCACCCGGAGCAGGAGCTAATTCTATTGGTGTAGTAGCTAAAGCCATCATTTGTGCATTTGATACAGTAGTTTCTACTTCAACAACATTTGCTGTTCCACTATTCACCCATATCAATCCGGTGTTTGCAGCATTTTTTGCTAAAATCTGTCCTGATGTACCTACATTATCACCTGCATCTCTAATTTCTTTTGCATATAAATCTTTCCATCTTAATGCAGATGTACCTAAATCAATAGCTTTATCCGTAGTTGGTTTTACAATACCAACACTATTAACTTCACCTTTTGTTGTTATATTTGTTGGGAAAGCTATTGTTAATGCTTGTGCATTACCTGATGTAACAATTTCGTTTGCTGTACCTAAAATACTCAAAGATTGTGAACCTAATGCTACTGTTGGAGTTCCCGTATTTGAATCACCTAAAAACTCTAAAGAATTTGCACTTACTGTAGACCATGATAACTCGTTTGAAGCATTTTTAACTAAATACTGCCCTGCTGTTCCAACACCACCATTTACGGCATCTATATCATTAACAAATATCTTTGACCATCTTAATGAACTACCACCAAGAGGTACTGCATTATTTGAAGCCGGTGTTAATGAAGTAGTAATTGCCATTTCTCCCGGTACAAGAATAGTAGTCGGTAATGATATACTAAGTCGTTGATTTAATGCTGTTGTTGTAATTTCATTTGTAGTACCCTGAATGGTTAAGTTTTGTGTTGGTAAATCAACACTACCTGCAGTTGTACCATCATCAAAATTTAACGTACTGTTGTTCTGTGCAACCCATTCTAAGTTACCGGAAGAATTTGAAGATAAGACTTGACCACTTGTACCATTTGAGTTAGAATGGTCATACAATTCACTTAAATATAGTCTTAGAACTCTGTTTAGTGTTCCACCAATTCTTGTAGTTAAGTCAGTTGTAGGACTTATATCTGTACCTACTTCTATTGAAGTAGTAGCTTTTACTGTTGTTGTTGCTTCTATACTGCCCGG